GTTATCCATAACCGGAGTAAGCAACGTCTGCAGGCGCACAACCTTGGATGTGTCCACGTTGAACGTATCACCCGGTAATACTTCGTCAAGGAAAAAAGGCACAATATCACCAACGTTAAACGAAGTCTTAAGAGAATGCGACCGGTCAAACGTCGAGCGCCGGATATCAATGTTCGTGGGATTAAGTGCGAAATGAGATTCAACATTACGGTTCATTCGATAACCTCCTTTTTCGGCTCAACAGCCGGTTTTCCCTCCTGAACGGGCGGAACAGGCTCTGGCTCTGGCTCGGGCTTGATTCCAAGCTTTTCAAGGAAATCAGGCTTATCCATAGCAGCCATAAACTCCGCAAAGTTATGATTAAACTTTGCACGAATATCAACCGGAAGAGAATTGAAAAAGCTCTGACCTTCATTAACCCTGTTCAGAAGCTCAGCGTAGGACGTAGGCATATTGGTGAAATCACCATAAGCGCCTTGGACACGCGAAAGCGCGTCAATGTCGCCATTCTGAAATCGAGCAAGAATCACATGGATATCGACAGATTCGGCGTGGGATTGAATGAAATCGTAAAGGTCTTCTTTACCAGATTCAACGAGATCCATAACTCCATTTTCATCAAATTTAGGCTGATAGAGAATCCATTCGCGCTGACCTCCATTTGAAATGAAGCGAGTTCGCGGACGATACTGAGTAACGAATCCAAGCTTTTCATCATACATAATCACACATCCTTTCTCTGAATGGAAGTACCATCCAAAATAACCTCAGGGAGCTGCGTCAAGATCGTACCAGTCTCGTTGTCAAACTCACCGATCTTACAAAGGGAATAATCTTCAATATGGGAGAACAAAAGACTTTCCTTCTGCATACAGGCATGAGCGAAGTTACGCATAGCAGAAGAATCATTCTGGTCTACCGTAGGCGGGAGAAAGCCCGTGCGGGCATCGCGGATAGAATAAACACCGTATTTCATACTTTCAACTCCTTATAGAACGGACAAAATTCAGGAAAATCCTCACAATCTTGATCGCAAACGTCTGCAAACTCACAATAGAACGGACAAGATTCAGGAAAATCCTCACAAACTGGATCACAAACGTCTGCAAACTCACAGTTCACAACCGAATACCTCCTCGGAAAACAGTCGGGTTAATGTTGATCTTCTTGGACTTAGCGGCAGTACGACGAAAGACCTTTTTATCTTTCTTGGGACGCATTTTCTTACGCATTAGATACTACTCCTTTTTAATGATTTTATTCGGGCCAGCTGGTTCCGTTCTTCAACGGCCAGCTGATCTAAATAACTAAGTGTGGTCTTCTGTAGTTTTGCTTTCTGCGCTTCAATTGCCATCTTCTGACGAACAGCCTTAAGCTTGGCAGATTCTTCCGGACAATCGAGATCAAACAATTTGTCATAATACTTCGGAGGACGAAACTTCCTTCCTCCTTTCTCCGTCGAAATATTGATGAACTCATGTTCATATAGGTCGGGATGATCCTCATAATACTGCCGGGCAATGCCAGGCTTGCGAGACATAAGCGAAAACTCAGGAACAATATTAAAATTCTCGTAAAACTCAGCTTCAGGGCCAGTAAGCTTCTTCATCACATACCGAGCAGTATAAGCGCAGGTCTCCCAAGTCACCGGAGCTACAACAGCATAGCCATACGGCCAGACATCCTGAAGAGAAGCGGAATTAAAATACTGAAAACCTTGAGCAGAACGCTTATAAGGAACAAGATCATTAAGCTCCAAACCAAAAATAATAGCGTGATAATGAGGTCGAAACGTCTCTGAACCATACTCACCGGAAGCAAAGAAACGAATACCTTCACCAAATTTCTTTCGGAGACGCTTCATAAAAAGCTGAAAATCACGCTTCACAAGAGACATACTCGGCAAAGCCTCACCGGTCACAGGATCGGAATAGTAATGAATCGGAACGTGAGCATCATCATAAGTAAGCGTTACGAAGTAACTAGACTTATGATATTCAAGCTCCAGCATACATCGGTTAGCCCATTCACGCGATCTCTGAAGCCGACAGCCGGAACACTTTCCACAGGGAATTTCGATGAACTCCGTAACATCACCGGGACGGCCATAAGCGGGATGTGTGCAACACGCAAAACCATCACCAGAACGTTCAAGATGGTCTATCTCATAGCACGTCACCTTAAGCAACCGTTTACCGTCTTTTTCGCCTAAGACAAAGGCTTTAAGCGGATGATAGCATGGCAAGAAATCACCTTCTTTGTATGGGGATATCGTATCCCCATCATAAGAAATAAGAAACAATAACAAGTAGAGCAACACCAGCTCCTACAAGCAAAAGCATCTGTAGGCAAAAATCATCAAGCATTTTATCTTTATCATCATTTTTCATTTAATCACCTTACAGTTTATTATATTCATTACTTTATCATATATTCATAGCTTGTCAATAACCTAAAGAGAGCATTTTGCTTATCGTGGTGTCACTCAGCCCCATTACATCAAGAGAGTAATGGGGCTGTGTCCGCTCGCTGGCGCTCGCTGGTGCATATCTATTCGCTGTGCGCGCTAACGCTTGCAGGCAAAACAGAAACTCCGAAGCAGAGCTCCGGAGCTTTCTGTTTTCTTTATCTCTGATGCCTAGAACGTTTTGGACCTGAACCAAGAAGAGCAGCATTATACTTTTCCAAGAGCTTAGCATACTGTTCAGCAGAAACAGAACCTTCACCGGAAGTAGAACCACCAGTAACATCAAAACCAAGAGACTTTAGAATAGAATTAACAGCTTGAACATAGTTTGAAGGATAATTCTGCTCAAGAAAAACCTGATTCTCAAATCCTTTATCAGTCTGATACTTACCAAGAGAATAATGCATATTAGCATTATACTTAGAGCCAGCATAACCAAGCTGAGCACTATATTTGGAAGCATCAGCGCCGATCTGGGCGACGAGCTTCTCCATAGCGGTATACTTGTCGGCTACGGCCTCTTGAGTACGAGCATTAACATTAGCGGTCTGAAGCTGTGTCTGCGCCGAAAGAACAGAACCAAGAATCTGAACCAAAGCGGCATTAGCAGAAGTATCAACCTCGCCTTTAGCACCAGCAGAAGTAACGCCAGAAGCAGTAGCGCCGGAGGTAACGGCAGCGCCGTTACCTCCCATAGCACTTAGAACCGGATTCAAACCGGCCGCTTTAAGATCGCGAATCTCACGCTGATGCGCAGTATTGCTCATGTATTCCTGCCAAGAACGGCTTTTAGCGGCCTCCTGAGCGTTGAACTGCATAGCAAGGGCATTTTGCCTCTCCTGCCAATCGCGTTGGTCAGAAGCCATCTGAGCGCTTTTAGCGGTGTTTTCTGATGCAGTCCTGGTAATACGAGAAAGAGCAGAATCTAAGTTTCCGACAGCCGGCACACTCTGAACCAGAGCAGCATCCTTACCAGTAGTCATTAAATCACCTCTCAATGATGGTCAATCAGACCGGGAATAGAGTACATAGGCATTGGACGTGTAGTCCGGTTCTTGATGTAAATATCGGCAAACAACTGATTGCTAACGCTGGAAGTAACAGCAAGCACACGATCCACATTTGTCTTATCCTCACGAATCCACGAATCCGAAAGCATAGGCAGAGCGGAATAATCATCAGCAAGATGCCAAACGTCAAGAGACTGCGCATACTGGGAACGCATCTCACCGGTAACACGAGACGGCTTATAACGATAATCAGCCCACGCTTCTTGATAACCAAAGACCTGATCATCGATAACAGCACCAGCAGAATCGACCTTCGCCGGACCTTGTGCAAAAATCTCCTTGTTCTTCACGGCCTGCTCACCGATGTTCGCAAAAACAGGCCAATAGTAATCAAAGCGATCCTTACGAGACCAAAAACGTTCAAGACCTTGCTGATAAGTATGATCATAACGAGCAACCATAACGCCGATGACAAAACCATGCTCCGTGAAAGACTTCGTGAAATCAGAATGGGAATCAGTAGTAACAGACATACCAGTAACAGTACCCTGTGCAGTCTCGCCGGAAGCCGTGGCCGACTGCTGGACAACCTGATTAATATTAATGGGGACACGGTTACCACCGAGATACTCGGGACGCTGAAGACGGGCATCAGGAGAAGTCACACCGAAATGAGACTTGAGAATCTCAATATAACGAGAACCACCGCGGGCGTCTTTCTCATAGAGTTTCTGAATCTGGAACGCCATGCGCAGCTGATTGATCGAAGCACCGAGACCGCCGGAAGAAACCGCATACATATTATCGATCAAAGGCAGAAAACCATTGGACGCATATTGCGAACCATCTCGAGATTGAACACCCAAATTTGAGCCAGAAGGAAACTCAAATAATATAGAACCGGTTTTTAATGTATTGGAAGTCGAAGAAGAATAAGCAGAGTATGGAACGCTACCTAATACATCAGGGTCAATACGAGTAGCACGAGTAACAACAGGATATTCGCCAGACGTGGCCGAAGGAATCAAAACATCCGGGCCTTTCTGCGGAGAAGGAAGACAGCTTGTGAAATAGTCGTGATACTTTGCGGCCTTATAGGGAAGACCACCTTTCGCAACATCGATCACAAACGTGCCGGTATTAACGCCGGCTACAGTAGCATCATCGACGGGAACAACGAGCGGGTCAGATAAGTTTTCATCACGAAACCACTCATTCATCACCAAGGCATAAGCTCGGAAGGGAAGAGCACTAACGGAAAGATTAGGAATGCCAGTAGGCACACCGAGATAATCGGCAATAGTTCCAACAGACCACCCGCTATCAGCAGGAGCAGTAATCTGAGGAATTTCATACTCTGTCTGAGGAATCCACGCAGATTCCGTATTCTCGCCGTTGAACTGCTTCCAATGAGACCAAGTAAGCCGGTTCGGTACGAAGAAGAAATACGTATCGAGATAAATGTTATCCATAACCGGAGTAAGCAACGTCTGCAGGCGCACAACCTTGGATGTGTCCACGTTGAACGTATCACCCGGTAATACTTCGTCAAGGAAAAAAGG